TGTCATCAACACCTGGGCTGACATCCTCAACCGTGCCAACCTCGGTTTTGAAGTGATGCACGAAAGGAATGCTCACAACTTCCCTCTGGATCTTGCTAGTGTCGAATCCACTCCCGTCGCCCTCAAGGCACCTGCCATTGGTTGATATGGACAACTACAAGTTGGTGGAGATTATCCAAGATACTTTCCCCAACTTGTATCGTCCACCTAAGGATTGGAAACCTCCCTCTGAGGTTGACAAAAAGAAAAAACCAAAGTAAAGTAAAGGATCCTTCGGGATCCTTTTTTTAATGTCTAAACAGAAAAGTGCCTGGAGAATCTGGGCAAAAGCACTAGGAGAAAAAGCAGGTAAGAATGACAAAGAATCAGATCTCATTGCTGTTATACGGACTTTTATATTTCTCACTTATCTTGTCACTAATATTGCCATTGTTGCAAACGCAATAAGACATTGGAATGATCAACCACAACTAAATAACTTGGAAGATATCGCTATAGTATGGCAGCCGAAGACATTAGGAATATAGTTGACAGGTGTTATGTTGGTGGGTCTGGTTTTATTCTCGCCAACTCACCTAACCAACTTGATGGATCTAACCCATCGTCTTTAAGTCTGGGTGGCACTTCGGCTGGACCCATCACATCGCCAGATCCAGCAGAGACTATTCAATTACTTGTGGGTCGTTGCTATGCAGGGACCCCTCCTTTGCAACCCAACCCTCTAGATCAATCAAATCCTAGGATTCCTGCTGCAGTTGAACCTCCACCAGTGGAGCCAACTCCTGCAGAAGTTATTCAGCAGTTGGTGGGAAGATGTTATCCTGGATTGCCACCTCTACAAACACCTTATAATATTCCTGAAGTTGATGATAATGTTATCAATGTCAGAATTGAAATTTTAGATTGGTTGTGTAAAAATGGTCTGCTAGGAGATCAATGTTATGGTCCAGATCTTCTTATTAAACTGCCAAACCCCAATGATCACAGACCATACGTCAGCCTGGGAGATAATGATGACTGTGCTGAGGTAATGCAACTTAGGGTTAGGGGGCAGGCTGAAAAACTTAGTGGCAATAGATGGAGAAATAAAAAGACAGGTGAGATCTTAATATGTGATGATGATATTCGTGAGCAAGATCTTGATTGGGAGAGGTGTGTACGTAATACACTAGACTGTTTCTTCAAGCCGTATGTTGGTAGTAGATGGAAACCACCTGCGGCAACATGTAGCACCTATTATCCAAATGGATGGAGCTCAAATCTAGATAGGGTTTGTGTGGAAAATTGCTTCCCGCAAAGGTTACCTGTATATGAAACTAAAAGTGGCGGTAAACACACTTATAGTGTGACTGGTAGTGGAGATCCAGCATTTTATATTCTTAAGGATCCTGTTGCACCTGATCCAGATAACCCCATAACCGTCCCTCTCTTCTATTACATCAACGGTGCTGGTGATGGATTCTTGACAACCAACCCAGGCACTCCAGACGGTCCTGGGCAGGGTGAGAGGGCAACTATGAATGCCGCTGGGATGCAATTCCAAGCCGTGTTTGGATATGTATTTGCAAAGAGTGCTGATATGATCTCTTATATGGGAGATGATGAGCAGGGTGAGGCGCTTTATAGGTTTTATAATGGGTCTGACCACATGTATACTATTGATCCAGAATTCCTTTGGGACTTCCCTCAGACACTTAAGAGAAGGAATGCATACAGGATTCCTAAGGGTGAGATCAATGCTGATCTATTGGTAACTACAGACACCGAGAAAGGTAGTGCTGGTTATGATAATGCTTTAGGTTATTATCTTGCAGATGCAAGTGGACCTAAAGTTGGATATGTAATTGTTAAATCTGCAAAAGCAGGCACTAACATTAACCGAGTAACTATTCCTGCATCACAACTGAGAAACTATAGGGGTGGCACCATGGGATTCTTTTTGATTCCAGATGGCGCTGATCAAAATAGTTTAAGTAAAGGTCAGCAGATCAATTTCTCTGCACAGGGAGATGGTTTCCGTGGCAATGGTATCTCTACAGCACAGAGTAATTATTGTCTCTTCTCTGATAATAGATGGAATCCTGGTGACAAGGATATGACGAAGTGGAAGGGAAGAAACAAACAACTATGGGAAGATCTTCTGAATGGTGATGATGATTATGATGATCTAAAATTCTGGCATAAGGTGCAATGGACTTCTAATGGTTATTATCTTGAAGGTATTCAGTGTTATGTGTTTGAAAATGATGCACCACCTCCAGTGTGGAGGACATTAAAACCCCCTGGATGTGATGATAGATCACTAGAGAGATCATTTAAGGATGTTACTATTGGTCGTGCAGATTGTGGTCACGCTACTCCAACTGTGCTCTCGGAAGATACTGATTGGGAGTGTCGTAACTGCACAGGATCATATACTACACGTCTAAATGATGTGCAAACCTATGCTGCTCCCAGTAGTGGTACCTATAGAATTGTTTCTATGGGTGGAATTACTGGTGGATTGATTTCTAGTTGTATTAGATTTACATTTAGGTTTAAGAAAAATGGCAGCACGATCTACACTGGAGATTGGGTTGCTCAGTATTGGCCTTCTATCGGTCAGGACATTTATTCGGGAGACATTAACCTGAATGTGGGTGATACTTTAACTTTTGAGTTTGTAGATCTTGTTTCTGGTCCTCATACGGGCACCATCTCACCATCACTTGCATTGTATAATAAAGACACTGGTGTGTTTGATTCTCAATTCTCCATTAATCTCGTTACTGCTACGGGTGATGATGGTATTGGTGCTTATGCTAACTCCCCAGTGCTTAATCCAATTGTTACCAGTGCTGGTGCTATTATAAGTATGGGTATGCAATTCAAACCATATAACAAGTCTGGTTATGAGTGGCAACCTGGATCACTTAAAACTGAAGCATGGCATGTGGATGAGGATGATGAAGATCCCAATCAGTATTCTTATACTTTGGTTTGGGTGTCTGGATCTAGGGTTGCTATGCATGGCACATTGCAAACAAACCCAAGTCATATGGGAGAGCATTTTCGTGCCGAGAAAAATAGATTTATGCCTAACATTGATGGTGGATACATTGATACTGGATATATTCCCAAACCTATTGATCAATATCAGTTAGGAAGTAACCCAACTGATATTTACAGATCACTTACAGGGTGCTATAATCAATTAGTTGAGAATTATTTGATCACTAGATTTAATAATCTCGGCATTAGTGGTGCAGGAGCGATCCGAGAGAAAATTCCTACAGCATATGCCAAAGGATATCTTCCTTGGTATGAGATGGCAGAGGGATCTGTTGGAGATTCATCTAGTTATCTTAATGTTTTAAGTAACAACTGGACAAATGGACCTGCAAGTAATAACTTCTATTCACCTTGCACATTCATTCATGATTATGTTTTAGATGGTGATGCATTGAAAGGTGCAGGTAATCCTATCGCTGCAGCCAAGATTAGAATTGGTATTACTTTCTATCCTGCACATCATCCTAATTCAGGATTCTCTCGGACTCAATATTATTGGCAAGCAGTCATCAATGTTATTGATGTTTTGGATGCTGGTAAAGGTTACTCTGAGGGAATGACATTCGATCTCTTTTGGCCACCTTCAAGAGAAAAGGAGAATGAGAATCCATCACAATCTCCATACTATCCCAATTATCAAAGTGGATTTAAATTGCCAAACCGAAAATTGATTGCGTGGTATGAGAGAAATGATAATGTCAAGAGGACTGCAAAGGAAGCTATATATCAAGAGTCTCACAACACAAGTTCTCCCTACTGGTATTTCTGCTCCGACAGAAATAAAGATAGACTTAAGTTTAGAATCATTATTACAGAGGCAACATAAATATGTCAGGTTTTGGTAAGAAGAGTGACTCCGCCGCAGAAAGATCTCTGGAGAAGTCCACTCGTGAGTTGCGTATGCTTCGTAACGTCATTGAACAGTATAAAGATGATCCTAAGGGTCGTCGCAAGATGATGAAGAAGATGAAGAGGTATTGGAGTAGCAACGTTGCTACAATCAAGAATCTTGATTACCAACCTAAGGGTGCTGCCTGGAGACCAGACAAGCAGTTGGTTGATGACCTTGCAAGAATGCAAAATCTTGTAACAGATACTCGTGAGGAGGAGGACAATTCTATAGATAATCTTACGGAAGAGGATATGTCTGCAATCCGTGATATGCTATCCAAGGAATCGGGACAGAGCAGTAATGATCAATTTGGATCAGAGGTATTTGAGTTACCTTCAGGGGGACAAGAAACTCAGGATTGATGGTATTGAAGAATCTGTAATAGGGTATGGGTGGAGTTGTGACGGATCTAAAATCATTGGATATTATGTCTTGACAGATCGTCACAAGCTCCATTATAATCTTCAAGAGGCATTTACAGGAATGGAAATGCTTTGATACATGGAAGGGTGGTCGAGTGGTTTAAGGCTCTAGTCTTGAAAACTAGCGATGTGAAAGCATCCGTGGGTTCGAATCCCACCCCTTCCGCCTTGACCCTATGGTGAAGTGGTTATCACGCTACCCTGTCACGGTAGTATCACGGGTTCAAATCCCGTTAGGGTCGCCTGGGAGATTAGCTCAGTTGGTTAGAGCGCACGACTGATAATCGTGAGGTGCCTGGTTCGAGTCCAGGATTTCCCACCACGGAATGTAGCTCAGTTTGGTAGAGCACTCGCTTTGGGAGCGAGAAGTCGCAGGTTCGAATCCTGCCATTCCGACTTGACAGAAGCAAAAACTTCTGTCATAATACAAAAGCACACGAAACAAGGACTCAAATACTCTCCAAGTGAAGTGATGCAAACGGGACCCGTCGAAGTCCCTGACATCTGTGGGTAACCATTCCACAAGTAATTAAAGGTAAAAACTATGATCAAATCCGCATTCGCAGCTCTCGCTGCTGCTCCCCTTTTCGCTGGTGCTGCCCTTGCAGGTCCCTACGTTAACGTAGAGGCAAACTCTGGTTTCACTGGTAGCAACTACAACGGCACCAACACCGATCTTCACGTTGGTTATGAAGGTCCCATCGGTGAGTCTGCTTCCTACTACGTCCAAGCAGGTGCTACTATCGTTGCTCCTGATGGTGCTGCTACTGACACCGTGCCTTCAGGTAAGGCAGGCGTTGGCGTTGCTCTGACCGATGCTCTCGGTGCTTACGGCGAAGTCTCCTTCGTTGGTAGTGGTGACCGCAATGTTGACCGTGGTTACGGCACCAAGATTGGTCTGAAGTATTCTTTCTGATATATAATATAGACGGAATCTGATGCTCAGGGACCTTCGGGTCCCTTTTTTTCTCACAGTAATTGATATGGCAAACGCACCTAGATCAACAGCAATTTATACTCGTTCAGGTTGTCCCTTCTGCACCAAGATCAAAGAGGTTTACAAATCAAAGGGATGGAGTTATTCTGAATACACTCTTGGAACTAACTTCACTAAGGAGCAGTTTTATAAAGAGTTTGGACAAGGCGCTACCTTCCCTCAAGTGATCATCGGTGGTCGCAAAATGGGTGGATGCACCGAAACTGTTAAATACCTTCGCGAGCAGCAACTTCTTTAATGAAAGACACTACCTTCACTGAGTTGTATTCGATTATTGATCGTGCTATTGATGAAGCAATGGTCAATAATCGATTTCTTTTTAACATGTATTCGTATCTAAAGATGGGTAACTGGACCCGTCGTGAGGTTAATGAATTCATTGAATCTTCTGCAGCAGCAGAGTTAAGTAACATTGTAGAGGAATTGGATGACTACATTAAGGGAGGAGATAAAACACTCCGAGAAGGATATGGTCACATTCCAAAACCAAAAGCACGAAAGATTAGAAACTATTTGTATGGTATTCTAGAAGATGCCTGGAAGTATCATTCCGATCGCAAACCAGGACGTAAGAAAAAACTTACTAAATAATAATACATAGAGGAGTAGCGTTATGGCAGACCTAAGTTTTCTTTATATCGCTTTCTTCCTCACCATCGGATCATTCCTCTTGGGTTTCATGTCATCATGGAATCTCAAGGGGATTTTTGATGAGTGGAAAGAAAGAGCTGAGTATGCTGCAGTTGTAATGCATCCTGAGATGCAACTGGAAGGCGGTGAATATGTAGATCCTTCCGAGCTTCTTTACTTGCGTATTACCGATGAAGATGATATGATTGATGACGAAGATGATTGAGGTCTGATGATCCTTGTTGACATGAATCAGGTTTGCATCAGCAACCTGATGGTTTCACTGGCAAATACGACTGACATCAGCGAAGGACTGGTTCGTCACATGGTCCTAAATTCACTCCGATCTTATCGGAATAAGTTTTATAAAGACTACGGCGAATTGGTCCTTTGCTATGACAGTAAGCACTACTGGCGACGAAAAGATTTCCCTTACTATAAGGGCACCCGCAAGAGAGATCGAGAAAAATCTTCTCTTGATTGGCATGAGATCTTTGAAGTCCTTAACAAGATCCGCGATGAGATTCGTGAGTATCTTCCTTATAAAGTTGTAGAGGTTGATGGTGCCGAAGCAGATGACATCATTGCCACTCTTGTTAAAGAGCAAGGGCATACAAACATTCGGTTGCAAAATAACATGCAACCTGCACAAAGGGTCTTGATCCTTTCTGGTGACAAAGATTTTCAACAATTACAAAAATTCAAATTTGTTGAACAATACAATCCGATCCAGAAAAAGTTTGTGCATTGTGAAGATCCCAAGGCATATATGCTTGAGCATATCCTTAAGGGAGATCGCTCAGATGGTATCCCAAACTTCCTTTCAGATGACGATACCTTTGTTGCTGGCAAGCGTCAGCGTCCAATGTCTAAGATTAAACTTGCACGTTGGATCGAGCAGGACACCATGGAATTCTGCACAACTAAAGAGTTGTTGAGCAACTACCATCGCAATCAACGCTTGATTGATTTTGATTGTATTCCCACTGAGGTTACAGACAACATCATAAATACGTTTGAGAATACAGAGACCCCTGCAAGGGGCAAGATGTATCCCTATTTCATGAAACATGCGTTGAATGAAATGCTAGATCACATTACTGAGTTTTGAAATGAAACTATTAATTTCCGAAGTGCTTCAAAAAGCACATAGCGCCAAGACAAAGACAGAAAAGATTAAGATCCTGCAGGACCACAATACACCTGCACTCCGCACTATCTTCATCATCAATTTCGATGAGAGTGTGGTCCCTCGGGTACCCCTGGGAGAAGATGTCCCCTACCGCCCCAACGATGCTCCTAAGGGCACAGAGCACACTATCCTAGAGCAAGAGTATAAGAAACTCTATCGCTTCTTTGAGGGTGGCGACAACACCCTGGGACAGATAAAGATCGAGAATATGTTTCTTCAGATGCTAGAAGGACTTCATGAGAGTGAAGCAGAAGTCCTGGTGAAGGCAGTCAATAAGAGTCTGCACAAGAAGTTTCGTGTTACACATGCTGTTGTAAAAGAAGCATTCCCTTCGATTGAGTGGGGTGGTCGGTCTTAATGCTAAGTGATACTCAAATTGATATCATCAATTCGTATGGGTGTATAGTCATTAAGACTGGTTGCTCTCCGTTTGATGCTAAAGATAAGTTTCTTCCTACCAGTTCCTATCTACTCACTCTAGAGAAAAGTAATGGAGAAACTTGGCATGATATTGTCATGGGTATGAAGTCTGATATCTTCGATGCATACTATGATATGTTTGGTAATGTATTGAAGAAGATGGAATGGACCGATGGCAATCGCAATCCTAAATTATGGTCCGCTAACAACAAGAAAAAGAAATGACTAACGACGTTTACTTCAACGCAAAACAAGCGTTTGAGCAGAAGATGCAAGACATCGTAAACAAATCAAAGGAAGAGCAAGAAGCAGCAGAGAAGTCTGCTAACATTGCTCTGGGTGCAGCAACATTGGGATTCATTGTTGGATCCCTTTGCCTTCCTGCCATTCTTATGTTACTCTGGAATTGGTTGATGCCTGGACTGTTTGGTCTCGCTACCATCGGTTACTTCAAAGCACTCGGTCTATTCCTAATCGCAAAGATTCTTTTTAAGCATGACTAAAATTCCTCTTGAAATTGTTTCCCCTAAAGTATGTTTGATCTCTGTCACCCCTGATGCAGAGAAGACCATTGGTTACATTGCTCGCGTAAGCAATCCAAATAATCAGGAAAATCCTAAGGTGGAAAGACTGCTTGCTTATTGTATTGAGCATGGTCACTGGAGTGTCTTTGAGCAGGCACATATGACTCTAGAGATCAATACTACCCGTGGACTGGCAGCTCAGATCCTGCGTCACAGGTCGTTTACATTCCAAGAGTTTTCTCAGCGATATGCTGACACAAATCTTCTTGGTAATGACATTCCTGTCCCCGATCTTCGCAGTCAAGACCATAAGAATCGTCAGAATTCTATTGATGATCTTGACCCCACCGAAAAAGCATTCCTTCAGGGTAGGATTCAACAATATTTTGTTGAAGGTATGGATCTTTACAATGAATTGCTTTCGCGTGGTGTTGCTAAAGAGTGTGCTCGTTTTGTGCTCCCTCTTGCCACCCCAACCCGTCTTTATATGACAGGCAATCTTCGTAACTGGATTCACTATATTCAACTGCGGACTGCCAACGGCACCCAGAAAGAGCACATGGAAATTGCAGAATTGTGTAAGAAACATTTTGTCTGCCAATTCCCCACCATCTCTAAGGCACTTGATTGGTGCCCTGGTGATTGTGATTGCCATTATGATGGCGAAGATATACAACCCTGTTTGAGGATCGACTGATGTATGAATCACTAAACTGTTTTGAGGAAGCACTCAAACACTTCGGCACTAGAGTAGAAATGATCACTGCTATGGAAGTAGCAAAGAAGATCTCACCTGAAGATGCTTACCAAGCAATCAAGACAGAGATGAAAGAAGTCAAGGCGTGTCGAAAGAAATTTAATAGAGAAGGAGAGTGTAACTAATGCCATCTTACCCAGTGATAAATAAAAAGACAGGGGAGAAACAAGAGCTCTCCATGACTATGAAAGAATATGACCAGTGGAGAAGTGAAAATCCCGACTGGGACAAAGATTGGATGGCTGGAGTTGGTGGGGTAACCTACGGACAACCCAAACAATCTGAAGGATTCAAAGAAGTCATGTCCAAAGTCCAAAAAGCACATCCTGGTGCAAACCTCAGTCGTTATACTTGAATATGCCTGTTACTAGAAAGCGCAAGTCCCCATCAACCTCCTCAATGAGTGCGAAGCAGATGAGACGTAAGAAACCCATCAATCTTGATCATCTTAAGATCATTGAGCCCCTGACGGAAAATCAGGAGCGTGTGTTTGAATCATATGGCGAAGGTAAAAACTTGGTCTTGCATGGTGCTGCTGGCACAGGCAAGACCTTTATTAGTCTTTACTTGGCATTACAGCAGGTCCTGGACCCTGCTACTCCTTATGAGAAGGTCTACATGGTCCGCTCCCTGGTCCCCACTAGAGAGATTGGTTTCCTTCCTGGAGATCACGAGGACAAGAGCAACCTTTACCAGATTCCCTATAAGAATATGGTGAAGTATATGTTTGAGATGCCAGATGACAATGCATTCGATAGTCTGTATGACAATCTGAGAGCACAGGAAACTATTTCCTTCTGGTCTACATCATTTATCCGTGGTGTCACTATGGATAAGTGCATCATTATTGTCGATGAATTCTCCAACCTCAACTTCCACGAGCTTGACTCTATTGTCACTCGTGTGGGTGAGGATTGTAAGATCATTTTCTCTGGAGATTACACACAATCTGACCTCGTTAAGAATAATGAGCGCAATGGTGTGCTAGACTTCATGAAGATCTTGCAGTCTATGCCCTCATTCGATTGTGTTGAATTTGGCATCGAAGATATTGTCAGATCTGGTTTGGTACGCGAGTATCTTATTAGTAAAATCAATCTTGGATTTGGATGATGCCTTTTAATAATGTGGGTCCTGCTGCTCCACTCAAAGAGTTAGAGAGTAGGACATTAGATCATGGACGATTCTATAAGATCGATGATGTGTGGATGCCTTCTGTCACCACTGTCGTCGGTCATCAGTCGAAGCAAGGTATCCTCAAGTGGGAGGAGCGTATTGGTTACACTGAGGCGGAAAAGATCCGTCGTGCTGCCTCTTGGAGGGGCACTAAATATCATTCGATAGTGGAGCACTACCTAAATAATGAATTGGAGAAAGTTGAAGCGAGCGAGGGTCTTCCCAAGTACCTCTTTGGGTTTGCTCGTAAGGATCTTGATCTTATTTCTGATATTCACATTCTTGAAGCCCCTCTTTACTCTCGTCGCCTTGGTATTGCTGGGCGGGTTGATTGTATTGCTAACTATGATGGCGAGCTTGCTATAATCGACTTCAAAACAACCAAACAACTTAAAAAAGAAGAGCATCTAGAAAAATTCTTTGTGCAGGAGGCAGCATATGCCTACATGTATTACGAATTAACTGGTGTTGAGGTAACCAAACTTGTTACTCTTTCTGTTGCTGAAAATGGAGAGACACAAGTTGTCCAAAAGTATGATAAAGTACCCTACATCAATACCCTTTGTGATTGGATCGAAGACTATCACTACTACGTCGGGGGTATTAAATGAAAGAAATTGAAGAAAAGTTTATGACACAAGGCAAATTCACTTCACTAGTTGAGCATCGAGTTAAAGAGAGTAAAGGTCTCATCAATTATATTGAGGCAGTTACTTCTATCTGCGAAGAATTTGAAATCGAAGTTGAAACTGTTAGTAAACTGATCTCCAAACCGCTCAAAGATAAGATCAAGTGGGATGCTCAACAACTTAATTACATGAAACGAACAAGCAGAGGAGTACTTCCCCTATGACTGATAATTTTTTTCAATCAGAAGCAGTTGTTGAAGAGTTAGAAGACATTCAGAAAACATATACAGACCTTCTAAAGATGTCTTCTGGTCTAGCAGAATTCACCCCTAAAGAAAGACTAGATCATATTGAAAAGACTCTTGAATTGATTGCAAAACAAAAGATTTTTTATGCTCGTCTTGCTCTGGCATCTCATGGTGTAAGTCCAGAAGACGGCAACGAGGAAGCTGCTTTTGTCAAAGATCGTATTGATCTTATGTCAAAGCAGCATTCTGGTGGTATGGATCTCATGATGATCCTTCAGACCATGGAGGACAAACTCCAAAACTGGAGGAAAGAGATCAGGGATGCCGAATCCTAAACCGCACACTGGTGCTTGACGCCACCTAAATAATGTGCCATCATTACATGGTGGCGATACAAACCACACAAACACAACGGAGAAACACCAAATGTCTTTTTCAAGTCTCAAGTCCAAGTCTGGTCAGTTTGCTAAACTCACCCAGCAGATTGAGAAAATGTCCAAACCCCAAGGCGCAGGTCCTGATGAGCGTCTCTGGAAACCTGGGGTGGACAAGAGCGGTAACGGTTATGCCGTGATTCGTTTCCTTCCTGAACCTGACGGGGAAGATCTTCCCTGGGCACAGGTTTGGAGTCACGCTTTCCAAGGTCCTGGCGGATGGTATATTGAAAACTCTCTCACTACTCTGGGTCAGAAAGATCCAGTGGGTGAGTTGAATCGGACTCTCTGGAATAGTGGTGTTGATGCTGACAAAGAGATTGCTCGTAAGCAGAAGCGTAAACTGTCTTACTACAGCAACATCTACGTCGTGAAGGATCAACTCAACCCTGATAATGAGGGTAAAGTATTCCTCTACAAGTATGGTAAGAAGATCCATGACAAGATCGTGTCCGCCATGCAACCCCAGTTTGAAGATGAAGATCCCATTAATCCTTTCGATCTGTGGAAGGGTGCTGACTTCCGTATTAAGATCCAGACCATTGGTGGTTACTGGAATTACGATAAGTCCGACTTTGGATCCCCATCTACCCTGGGTAACTTTGATGATGAGCGACTGGAAGAGATCTGGAAGTCTCAGTATTCCCTGAAAGAGTTTACTGATCCTAGTGCATTTAAGTCCTATGAGAAACTGGAAGAGCGTCTGAATCTTGTGCTTGGTAAGACTTCACGTCCTACTCAGTCTCGCCCTCAGTTTGAGGATGAAGAAGAAGAGTTTGATATGACACCTTCGCCAGTGGTCGCACCTGACCCCACTCCCAGTGGTTTCGGTGCTAGACTTGAAGAGTCAGACGAACCTGATCTGTCCTACTTTGCTGCCCTCGCTGCTGAAGACTGATGAAACTCCTTGCTCTCCCCCTGATACTGCTTACTGCTTCCCCTGCTAGTGCAATAACTTGGGGAGAGTTTTGGGAACCTTTTAAAGAAGATCATCACTACCATTACTATCACCCACGCCCCCAAAGGTATTGTGAAGTGATAGTAACGAGGAGGCACTGGGTCCCAGGATATTATTTGGGACCCTACCACTACGTTGAAGGTCACTACGAGACACGCGACGAGATCCGCCGCCGTCCATGCAGACCCTAAACCAAAAACGACTTTCAGTTCACAGAGACCCCGAAAAAAAATTCGGGGTATTTTTTTGCTCCCAGGGTTTTCAATAAATACTATGCGCTAGAGACAAGACTGATGATTGGAGACAACGTGACTAAATTAACAGCGGTGATCTATAGCAACGGAAGTCAAGAATGCGAGCGGATGAGTATGCTCCTAAAATCGCTAGGAGGCGAATTTCACGAATATCTTGTAGATTGTGATTTTAGTGAAAGACAGTTTTTTATGGAATTTGGACAAGAAGCAACATTCCCCCAAGTTTCCATTGGAAGCAAACATGTTGGGGGAATGAAAGAAACCCTTCAATATATGAATGACCAAGGATTATTTAATAACCAGTAGATGTCTGTCCAGACGAAGATCCAGCAGATCCGAAAGAATTGACTACTTGATCATCAGTTTGACCTGCAACCGCAGTGGTGCCTGCAACACCCGTAACAGCAACAGTGCTACCATCTGACAAAACGTCACCTTCATTAATTGTGGCAGATTGTAAAGTAACTGTCCTAGATGTATATTCCTGCTGTGAAGCAAATTCAATAGAAGATGTTTGACCCACCAAAGTTTCGTATGTGGGTTTAACGGGAATAAACTCTTCGCGAGTAGTATTGTAAGATCTCTTTGCTTCGGAGTCTGGATCGGTTTCTTCGGAAGGCAAGTATTTTACTAAAGATCTAAATTCATCCACAAATTGAGAAACATATTCATTTCTCAAAAGATAGATATTTCTCTTATAATCGTTTAATTGTGCTTCATACTCATAATTGGTCACAGGCACAACCAACTCAAGTTTGGGCACTACACTACCATCAGGTCTCTTGTAATAGAAGTCTTCAGGTACCTGAATACCACCTTTTAGGACAATTCTACCTTTTAGATCTCTTTGCTCCTGAGTTTCCCAGTGATGGACACCTTCTACATGGGTAGCACCATACTTTCTGACCAAATACTGATACAATTCGTGCTCAGTCATAGGCCATTCATCATATACATTGATGATGTTATTGCAAAGTAAGACAACCCAGTCATATTCCATCTGCCCATAAACTTCAAGAGCAACCTGATCTGGTCTGCTGTTGTTGGCAATGGTATACTGAGAGAATCCCAGGATAACATCATCAAGATTCTCACGAATCTTGATTCTCCTGAAGATATTCTTAGCAAGGACATACGGATCGTTGTTGTTTGTCCGATAACTGGATGTCCTTACATAGACATTTGGTAGGCGACTGAAGTATTTTGACATTATGCGAAGGAGTTTTTGGTGAGATAAGAGGTTTCTTTGAATGCGAGACGCATGTTATAAGAAACAGGACCAAAGTCGGTAGATGGATCTCCGAGGTATGTTTGGAGGGAAGCATAATTACCATCAGGAGACAGATCCACATTCATATCTGTCAAAACGAGATTTGTAGGAAATTGCATGATTCTTGCTAGGGTGCCGCTACCGTCACCTGGAGCAGAAATAGTTTCACTATCACCACTTCCCTTATATCTCATTACTGCAATTCTGAAGTAGTTGGGGATAGTCAACCAGTTGTCACCATCCTTACCAGGAAGCATTGCTTTACGCAAAGTATCAATGATTTCAACGATTGTTTGCACATCAGATGAATCTTTAGGTGCCATCTTGAAGTCAAATTGATGATCGCGGAAGTCTGTGCCCTGGAAGATCGCTTCTTCGTAGGGGTTAAATACTCTACCAGATGTAAGTTGAGTCAATGCACCTGCAGTGAGATTGCCCGATCCACCAGTAGCACTTACCACTTTGTTGATTGCAGCTGCACCTAAAGAATAACCAAGAGCAGGTTTTGCTGCCTTAGCAAAGGATTTCACTTGCTGAGCAAAACCATCACCAATGCCACCAGCAGCGACTGCATCACGAGCGGCACCCACTGCAGCAGCACCAACGGCACCCAACTCAACACCTGCATACTTTGCTTTATATGACTCACTGAGTTTAGCAGGGAGGTATAAATACAAAGTAGTGACTAACTTATCGCTGATTGGATCATAGATTTCCAGTTTGAGATAATCAATTACCTCAGTTGGAAATGATGCTTCATCACGAACTGCATTTAGGTTATTAGTTGAATTAGCACCGTAAGGTTTAGCCCTTGGATAGATGAGTGTCATGAGTTATTCTGGAAAATTCCGACCATCAAATAGACATAAGTATAAGGGTGATCCTACAAATATTATTTATAGGTCTTTGTGGGAAAGAAAATTCATGGTATGGTGTGACAAGAATGAAAATGTCTTGGAGTGGGGTAGTGAAGAAATTGTTATCCCCTACGTCAGCCCTGTTGATAATAGGATTCACCGTTATTTTCCAGACTTCTATGTACGAGCAAGGACCAGGGACGGAGGGTCTAAGAGGTTCGTTGTCGAGGTTAAACCAAAGTCGCAAACTACGCCCCCAAAGCAAAGGGGAAGGATTACTAAAAAATACTTGACTGAGGTCAAGACTTATGCTGTCAATGATGCGAAGTGGAAGGCAGCAAGAGAATATTGTGCTGATCGTAAGATGGATTTCGTCATACTTACCGAAGTAGAATTGAAGGTATGAGCATCTTCACAGACGTTAAAGATCTAGCAGGGGGGAAACAGCAATCTAAAGACTGGTATAGAGAGCAGTTATTTTATGGATTGCAGGAGTATACTGGTGCTTTTGATGTGGGAGATATCATTCTCTTTTCATATACTGCTGCAACAGAGAAGTTGCCTTTTTATGACAGATTCCCTATGGTCCTGATTACAGATAAAGACACCCAGAATATGCAGTTTTCTGGTGGGAATGCTCACTATTTGAGACCTGAAGCAAGAAAGTCAATTTGCAATAATTGGTCAAGGGGAAGTATTGCATTTCCTGAGCGTTGTTATCATAAATATTTCATGTCTAACGTATCTGGTGTCAAAACCATTAAACGCGAAGATCTCAATAATATGACTCCCTTACCTATTGAGCAATTCACAATGTCTAGAGTTGGGCGAATGATTGATGTCCCTAGTAGCTTTATTTGGAGTAGACTTTAATGGCATACCGAGACGATAACGGATTCGGTCGTTTCATGAATCAGGTTGCCTCTGGCATACTTGAGCCTGCTAGATCGAATCTGTACGGTATTGAAATTGCTCTCCCCCAAGTAATTCTTGCTCAGGACGCTACTATTAGATCTAGACAAAGGGAGCACTACGATCAAATTAATGCACTTGCCGATAATGTAAGTATTCCTGGTAGAAGAATTACTACGGGGCAAGTCAGAAGTGTTGGGGCAATGCGTAGATTTGCTACTGACACTACATTCTCGGAAATGCAAGTTTCCTTTATTCTGCCCAAGAATCTCTATCATCGCACTCTTTTTGAGAGGTGGATGAATTACACAGCATCAGACGCTGAGAATAGAGTAACTTTCTATAGTGAATATACTACTACTATCCTGATTAAAAAGTGGGAGTTGGGATCTCCTATTGTGTATGAAGGATATACTAAGGATGGAAATCGTTACAGACAAAGACTTAATAGGGTCTCTGGCATTTGGCAATTGTATGGGGCATTTCCATTCGATATGTCTGCTATGCAACTAAACAATGGTCCCACCGATCTTATTAAGTTGGATATATCTTTCTATTATGAGAGATATAGGTTTGATACCGTTGCCGAGAAGAGTCTTCCATTTACATCTAACGGTCAAGATAAAATCATTAATACATTTGATAGTATTGCTGAGACCTTGGGATATTCTGTAGAGCAGAGAGATGTTGCCCAATTTGGTGTCTAAATAATTTCAACAGTTATGGAATATTATGCCTTTACCTAAACTTGCAATTCCTGAATACGAATTGACATTGCCTATTTCTGGCACTAAAGTTGCATACCGTCCCTTCCTCGTGAAGGAAGAGAAACTCCTTTATCTTGCTATGGAGTCTCAAAATGAAAAGGAGATGATTAAGGCGGTTAAAACTATTATTAAAAACTGCACCAACTTGAAGAATAAGGTTGACGAACTCGCTACATTTGAGATCGAGTATATCTTCCTCAGAATTCGTGGTAAAGCAGTTGGCGAGATTAGTGAATTCAAAGTCACTTGTCCTGATGATAATGAAACCCAAGTTGAAGTCGCTGTCCCGCTAGAGGAAGTCAATGTTGTTATCCCTGAGGGGCATAAAAACAAGATTCTCCTTGATGAGAAGGTCGGCGTTATCATGAAGTATCCATCGATCGATGTATTCGTGAATCAGAATATGTCTGATAATCCAACTCTTGAGGATATCTTTGCACTTGCTGCAGGATGTATCGATAAAGTATATGATGAAGAAGAAATCTATGATTCCTTCTCCAAGACAGAAGCACTTGAATTCCTTGAAAATCTGAATTCTGATCAATTCGCTAAGATTCAGGCATTCTTTGAAACAATGCCCAAACTGTCTTATACACTTGAGGTTAAGAATCCCAAGACTGGAGTAAAGACTGATGTTGTCCTTGAGGGCCTCGCATCTTTTTTCGAGTAGCCCTAATGCACAATAGTCTTGAAAACTACTACAAGACTAATTTTGCACTAATGCAACATCATAAGTATTCTCTTACAGAGTTGGAGGATATGATGCCGTGGGAAAGAGATGTGTATGTGAATCTCCTATTAGCATATATTGCTGAAGAGGAAAGACGGCAATCCCAAGAAAGAAATCGCATGTCTCTCTAATGGCTGCTATCCGTAGTTTCGTCAAAATTAAACCCTTCGCTGCCAAGACTTCTATCGGCACGAATTTCAATGAGATCCGTAAGGCGGTTAATCGCACGGGAGTCTTGGTGCAGGGTATTGGCGAGCATCTGGAGCAGTCTAGAAAACTAGTGGAATTTGAGAGAGAATTTCTCAGATCCAATACTAAAGCGACTCTAACCAGCATTGAAGAAGAGGGTAAAGACAAAGAGTCCTTTGCCAAAAAGATGCAAAGGTATTATGGCAAACTGTTTCAGAAGAAGAAAAGACAGAAAGCCGAGGATGCTGCTGAAAGGGGCGATAAAGAAGCAAAGAAAGATCAAAAGAAAACTGTAGATAAGATCAAGAAACCCATTGAAGGATTCTTACAGTCTCTTGGTGGTATTCTTGGCACTGTTGCCAAATACTTTATTATTTTTGGTGTATTAGACTGGTTGGAAAAGAATCCAGAGTCTGCAACTAAATTATTTAAACTAATATTTCATATTGGTAAGTTTGCTTATAATATAGCAAGTTTTGGTATTGGATCGGTGATGAATGGACTCACCAACATGTTTGGTGATCACAGTGCTGATGGTATCAATGAGAATATTGTAAAGAGGGGATTTAGATTCCTCTTTGGTGCATTGCAATTGCTTGGTGGCGTTGCTGCTCTGAAGGCAGCACAGTATGTCATGATGCCATGGAAGTTGATGCAGGACATCAACTTTGTGAGAGGGATCTTCAGTCGCCAAGCAGCAATGGAGGCGGAGTCTGAAGTCTCTCGTGAAAAGAGAATGACTGGGTATAGAGACAAGAAGACAGGTGTCATCTATACCAAAGAAGAAGTCGAGCAGATGAGAAAATCTGCTCAGCGTGCCGATGCCAAAAGAGGTAAAAAAGCAGGCAAGGGTATGAAGTCTTCTCTCTATGAAGACGAATTAAATAAGAGACTTCAAGGTCAATACAAAGGTAGAAATAAAGGTCCCCTTGGCAAACTACAGCAGCGTGGGAGGATTGCTGGCAATAAACTGAATAAAGGATTCAAAAACTTTGCAAAGGCAAATCCTGGAAAGATCTCTGGTGCATTCTCTATCCTCGGTGGAGGTATGCGTATTGCTGGTGGTCTTGCAGCGGGCGAGAGTGCTGGTAAAGCGGTTGGGGCTGGCGTAGGACAGGCAGCGGGTGGTGTGATCGGTGCAGCGGCAGGCACGGCGCTCCTAGGACCCTTCCTGGGTCCCTTTGCACCCATGGTTGGTAGTGCGATCGGCAGTTTCCTTGGTGAGTGGGTTGGTGGTGAGTTGGGACCTCTCTTAGAGCCAATCTTCGGACCCATTAAGAGATACTTTGGCATGTTGTTTAAGGTCGTGTCTGGTGTCTTTGGTGAGGTATTCCAACCATTCAAAGAATTATTCAGCGCACTATTTGACTTTGTTGGTCAACTTGCCAACGTCCTTATGGAGGTCGCTGGGATCCTTAAGGATTTCGCAGACTTTATATTTGGTGGTATCATGAATACTATTGGTGCCACTGTCCAGTTTGTAATTAACAATGCAAAACGCCTCATGGATCCCATGAGTGTGGCAAAAGGTTATGCTGATATGCTGACCTTCAATCTCTTTGACTTTGATGGATATAATAAAAGGGCAGCGGGTGGACCTGTAGGTTTTGCTTCTGGTGGTGTCTTTATGACACGTACCGAGAAGAAAAGACAAGATGTATTAGATATCCTGACAAATACTGGTGATAATGGTTTCATCGGTGTCCTTAAGACTATCGTTGATTTTGTATCTGGTCTTACGGGTGGAAAAGCACAAGCGGCACAACAACCTGGATCTACTTCTGGTTCTGGTGCAGCATCTGATGGCACTCCCACCACTGGTGCTGGTGCTGGTGATGTCCCTGTATCTGGAGACTTTGACACTAAGTTTGCTGCACTTCTTGGTAACTATGAAGGTATCAGGGAGAATGCATATCCAGATGCTGTTCATGGGTGGAGTGTCCCCACTATTGGTATTGGTGCTACTTACTATCCATCAGGATTCCGCCTTTCAGGTAGAGTCAAGAAGGGTGATAAGATCACAAAGGAAGAAGCATATTGGATCAAAGCAAAACATATTAAAGAGCACCGTAAGCGTCTTATTGGAGAAGTTGGAGATAGTTACGGTAAGGCACCAGATAGGGTAAAAGCAGCACTTGAGTCTGTGGTATTTAACTATGGATCTCTAGACGGTGCTGGTATTCGCGGTCTTGTAAAACAAGCACTTGATAGTGGAGATTATACTCCTGTCATCTCAGCATATAAGAATAGACTATCAAAGCATAATAACGGAATTAATTCCTGGAGAAGGAATGATGAAGCGGCTGTTATGGAAAGTGGTCGCAGTCCTCGTGTTGGAATTCAATTTGCTGCTGAAGGTGGTAAGATCATTCAGAATGTCCCTTACTTAAACCAGAGAGCAAATAAGCAAGATAAGTTTGGTCGTCCTGGTGATACACAGTGCTATTCAACCACAATGGCAATGTGGACATCGCAACTTCTTGGTAAGTCGATGTCATCTGAGGATTACAATAAAGTAAGACAGAAATATGGATCATCTACTGAAGCAAATCCTCAAAGGAAAGCACTTGCTGACTTCGGTATTGATTCTTCCCTAAGGACTGGTGGTAGTTGGGCAAGTTTGAGATCTGAAATTGATGCTGGATATCCAATTCCTGTTGGATTCAAATATAAGGGATCTGGACACTGGGGTATGGTGGTTGGATACAAAAATAATGGATTTGTGGTTCATGATCCATTCGGACAACTTAATTATGGCGGGACCTGGAAGAAAACTAACAGTGCTGGAAATAAGACAGATGGTCCTGGTAAGTATTACTTCATGGATAAGAATCTCTTCCAAAACCAATTACCAGATGGTGATGTTTGGTGGTGGAAAGCACCAAGATCTATTAAACCATCCAAAAAATTTGGTGATGGAAAGGATATAGAAAGCACTACATCCGAAGGTCAGACTTCTGAAACTGGTGGTGGGGATACTGGTGCATCAACTACACCCCAAAAAGAGTTGACTCTTGATGAGTCTGTCGATCAACTGATGAAGACATTTGAAGGTGATTTCAGAAAAGCATTTATGAATATGATGGGATCAACGGATCTCGATGTTTCTTCTGGTCTGCGTGGATATAGGACTTTGAGAAAAGATGCACTTGACAGTGCTACAAAACAAAGGGCAATGATCGACAAAAGTGAAATCACTGGCACAAAGGTCAAACAGTTTGTTGACCTTCAAAACAAAGTGAGAAATAAAGCACGCAGAGATAAAGATAGACAAAATGCAGTGCTGCCACCCACTGTAATTACCAATACAATACAACAACCCGTAATAAATAACACAGGTGGACAAGCACCAAATATCGTTTGGACAAAACCATCACCCCTGCTAACCAACAATAAGTAATGGCAGAGACTAAACCAGTAACTAGAGTCCCCAAAGCAAAACTTTATAAGATGATATCTTATAAGGGATCAACTGGTGCTGCAAGTAAATTCACACCACTTACCGCTGCAGCGGCAATGGGTGAAGTGCAGAGTGGATTAAAGTCACTGATGAGTGGCATCAACTCCATGGGTGCCACTTTGAATAGTATGGCACTCTCTGTAGAGAAACTCTCAGAAGCATTGGGTAAGTCTGTGGGTGAGCAGATTAAGAATGCAAATAAGATTTTTGCTACTGAAGATAAGGAAAAAAAGAAAGAGGAGAAGAGGAGATCTAGAGAATTAACTGCAAAGAAGAAAGAGGAAGCAAGAAAAAGAAGAGATCAATCAGAAGAAGAATCGGAAAAGTCTGAGCCTGGTCTGTTTGGTAAAATTACTGAAAAGTTTAAGGAGCAAACCAAGAAAGCATTTGGTGGTCTATTTGGCACTCTAGCGAGGATTGCTGGGTTTTTTCTCAAGTATTTTGTCATTTTTGGTATTCTTGACTGGATGTCAAAAAATCCAGATAAAGTCGAGAAACTTGCCAAAGGACTTGCCAATCTCGGAAAATTTATCTTCAACGTTGCCAATTTTTTGGTCGGATCGACGCTTGACGGACTCATCCGTTTTCTTGAGAATCCTATTAGTATAAAAGGATTATTTGGTGCTATTCAGTTTCTACTGTCTGCTGCACCACTTTTCGTGGGAATTGCATTCCTCAAGAATCCTTTAGCAACCGTCAAAGCACTTACTTGGGTAGTTGGCACCTTAGGTAAGGGCATAATGAATCTTTTCAAGGCAGGGAAACTTGCTGGAAAGATGAAGGCATTTGCCAAGAGCAAGTTTGCTCGTGCGGCAGGTGTCCTGGGTGCTGGGTCGATCGCTGCTATTGGAGTCGCTGCATCGGGTGGAAGCACCGCTGAGGCGCTCGGAGCGGGCGTGGGGGCAGGTGCTGGCACTGCCGTGGGGGGTGCCATTGGTAGCGCCGTAGGTGGTCCTCTAGGGGGCATGATCGGCGGTGCTGTGGGTGGTCTCGCTGGTGGTGCTGTAGGTCAAGGTATTGGCAAACTAATCGAGCCCATCTTTGAGCCGATCAAGAGATTCTTCGGAATGATCGGCAATGTATTCAATGCTGTGATGGCACCTATTAAGGATGCTATCGGTGGATTCTTTGAGGCATTGGGTGGATTCATGAATGGCATCCTAGATGCTGTTGAGCCTCATCTACCAATGATCACCAAGATCTTGGGATTTGGTGTTAAGACAATGTTTTTCCCCCTATTCTTGGGCATTAAGGCACTGACAGCAGTGCTGAAATTCTTCACTCCCAAGAAAGCGCAGGGTAAGGGGTCAGCGAAAGAAGGTAAGGCAGCAGGCGGTAAAGTAAGATCTCCTGTCATAATGCCCAAGTTGGCAGGAGGTGGGGATGCTAGCCCACTGATGTCTAGGGAGGAGAAATTCTGGGATGCATTGTATGATATCTTAATGGAGCCAGGTGGTATCTTGGAATCTGTTAAGATTATTGGTGCTGCTATTGCTAAGTTTGCCTTGAATCCTGTAGGCGCTGTAGCATCTGCTGCTGGTAGTTTGATTAGTAAGGCATGGAATTGGGGGAAAGGATTACTTGGATTTGCAGAAGGTGGTGCGGTAAGATCCGTGCAACCAACGCCTATGCCAGGATTTGCTCGTGGTGGATGGATCTCAGGACCGCAATCTGGGTATCCTGTGTCCTTAGATGGTGGGCGTAGCGTATCATTTATTGGTCACGGCACAGAATGGGTAGGTTATAAAGGGTTTGCTCAGGGTGGTGCATTTGTTGTGCCATTTGATACTCCAGCAACTAAAAAGAATCCTGGACTCACCAGTTTGAGGATGCGTCAAGCATCTGCTGGTGGATATGGTATGCCTGGATTCTCAGTTGGCGGTGCAGTTAAACCAACATTACCTAAGTTTTCTGAAGGTGGTAAGTTTGATCCTGTTTCATATGGATCAGGTGCTCATAATACCACAGGTCTGGTGTTGAATGACAAGACATATTATATCAAATACACTGAAAGTGGTGGTGATGTAACTGTCAAGAATGTCAGTAAGAGAGTCAAGGCAGGTTTCATGGGTATGGGTGAAGAGTTGACTGGAGTGAAACCTGGATCTGATGAGTTTAATGCCGTCATTCAAAGTGGTGGATTCAAAGATTGGCTCAAGAAGAAACATGGGAAACAAACTGGACAGCAAGACTATAAGACTTGGACTTATGATCTAAAGAGTGTCAAAGCAGATCCCCAGGCACTTATTGGATATTTCTATAATAAGTCATACCAACAGAATTATGCAAATTGGAAGGCTCAGGGAAGAAGTGATGAAGAAGCTAGACAACTTGCTGCAAGAGCAGCAGTAGAATTGTCACTTGAAGGTAAAGATAAGGACGGTGAAAGAGTATCTGCATTGCCTGGTGCTAAGGATCCCGAAACTGGTGATCTACTGGAGGGTGCTGCTCCTTCTGAAATGAAGGAGGTTGATGTTGTAACCGATGCTGAGAGACAAGCAGAATCTAAATCAAATTCTTCGGATCCATTCGAGAATCTACAAAAAGATCTAGCAAAATTTGCTGAAGTGATGAGTGATAGTATAAAAAATGAAGAAGACTATACTGGTTTCAAGGTTAATGCAGCACAATTGAGAGAAGACGAAGCAAAGCAAAAGAATTTTGATGAGTTATTCTCAGACTTTGGTGCAGGATCAAATGTTGAAACTGCTTTTAACATGCCACCAATTATACAAAACTCTGGTGGTGCTGCATCTATGGCACCTTCAATTGTCATGCCAGGCAACCTTAAGATGGAAGCAGATCCATTCCTTATGCCTAAATTTGGTCTGGTAGCAGACTTTAATAACGACATGGTAGACTTAATGTAATGGCAAATAGAAGAGCTAGACTATACGAACTAAGAAAGATGAAACTCACCACTGTTGGTGGTAAGAGTTATGACATCAGAGATATCGTTACCGACTTTAGTTATCATGAGTCCATCGAGTCTCCATTTATTCGTGCAGATTTTACAATTATTGATGCTATTGACTTTAACCTTTTACTTCAAGGTGGGGAGATCATTGATCTTGAGATCGAAACGAAGAGCTCAAAGGGAGATCCTTTGGAGGTTAAATTAAAAGTCTTTAAGATCGGTAGTATTATCAAGTCTGAGCGTGGTCAGATGTATATTCTACACTGTTCAACTCCACACATTTACAAAAATGAGTTGAAGAAGGTGTTTAAGTCATTTGGTCCAATGAAGGGTGCTGTTAACAAACCCAACATCCCTAAGCACTTAGTGCAAAAGTATTGGGAAGCAGGTGATAGAGTTAAATCAAAATACTTTGAAAATCATAGCACAATTAATTTTATTTCTCCAAATTGGAAAGTGACAGATGCTATCTCTCATATTTCTGACAAGGTATCTAGATTGAAAGGTGGAAAGGGATCTGCTAAGCAAACAGGTTTTCTTTTCTTTGAAAATAAAAAGAGTTTTGTATTTTACTCTATTGATGGACTATGTGAAGGTGCTATTGATGGTGCTGAAAAGTTTGAATACAAATTGGTGCAGCAAGGTGCAGATCCTCCAGAGGACGGTATGTATGCTATTGAGAGTGTGCAGTATCCAGACAAGGCAGATCACCTCAGAAATATGAGACTAGGCACATACAAGTCTTTGACTATTGGCATCTCTATGCCCAAAATTACAAATACACAAACTACGGATTCTGGAAATAGAGACAAACGTGGCACTATAAACCCACCCAAGCAAATTGATTATAAACAGGTTTTTTCTTTAGCAAGTAATATCGAATCCAAACCTCCATATGAGCTTACCGAAGAAATTGAAGATGCTGCTCCAACGCGACTTCATATTAGAAATCTACCCTATATGAAAAACCAGGAGGGCAGTGCTGATCCTGGAGCGGGCACTAAATCTGATATTGATACTCAAATGGTAGCACTATATGCTTCTGCTCGATATAGTCTATTGAAATCTATTCAGTTGACTATTGTAATTCCTGGGAATACAGCTCTATGTGCTGGACAAATTATAAAAATTGTTATTCCAGCATCAAGACAAACTCCTGGTGAAGATCCTGTTGCTGGTACAACAGGTAAAGTTGAAGAGGATAAAAGATATAGCGGTAAGTATTTGATCGCAGGTGTATCTCACACTTGGGAAAAGGAAGGTATAACAACACAACTAGTCCTAACACGCGATTCTGTCAAGGAATAAATAATTTTAAGTTTGCGCGGATACTATTATGGAAAGTATCGAAAAACATATTGATGAAGATCGAAAGGAATTAAATGATGGCAACATTTCCCCACAGCGTCGTAGACACATTGAGGATGAATTGGAGCAACTAGAAGCATACCACAAAAAGCATCCAAATGATCACCACGATCCCACATCGTTGGAGTTGTATTGTGACGCCAATCCCTCAGAGCCTGAGTGCAAGTTTTACGACGCTTGACAGGACTCTGAATTATAATTATAATCAACCTTGTGAGGGTTGCAATGAATAGCTTTGAAGAACTAATACAGGGTCATTTCAGAAATCAGAGGCAGGCGATGTCTAATCCTGCTAAATGGCCACAGATAGATATTCGTATTACCAAGATTGGAGAAGGACTGCTGGAGTCTAAATCTTGGTATAAGTATAAAGGTGAGCAAAATCCATATAAACACTTTGAGCATCAGTGGGAGTATATTACTGATGACATAGTTACGTTTTCCACTAAGAATTTGTTATATGACTCTGAGTCATGTCCTTATATTTGGAAGTGGGATGGTGAGTGGTGGAATGGCACCACAGAGGGAGAGTGCATTCATAAGAATGCGAGGGTTATATCTAGAGCAAGATTTAATGGTGATGAGTATAGATCTTTAGATACTGGTTATGATATTGAAACAAGTAAATTCTTATGGGGCAAAGAGCCTACAGATGGAGAATTTATGTTTGTAAGAATTGGATAAATAATCACACGAAAAGTTTGACACAATGAGAGAGCGCACCGATTACTTAGGAAGAGACGGATATACTTGGTGGATTGGGGAAGTTGAAGATGTAAGCGATCCATCTCAACTGGGTAGAGTCCGTGTGCGTGTCTTGGGTTGGTATACAGGACATAAACAAAAACAAGATTATGTAAAAGAAATTCCTACGGAAGTACTTCCATGGGCAATGGTGCTATTGCCTACAGACCAAGCTGGCACTAAGAATACAGGCACCACATGTGAATTGCAGCCTGGCGCATGGGTGCTAGGATTTTTCCTTGATGGTGATGAAGCTCAACTTCCTGTTGTGCTGGGATCTTTCAGAGGATTTCAAGAAGGTGATAATGATAAGAAAACTACAGTTGCAGACTCTGAGGATGCTGAGAAGAATGCACCTGCAAATAACAAACATGCTCAGACCGCACTTAACCAAGATGCTAGAGCAGGTAATGGTTATGTAAAGGATCAGAATACTGCACCTGTAACTGAGGTTGGTGGTACTGATGAATCTAGAGGTGCTCTGAGTATTCTGGAGACAAACACTCCAGGTAATGCTGTTACCAATCCTAAGAAACCTCCAGTTGAAAAGCAATCTATTGCCGATGGTGTTGCTGGATCTGCTGGTGAAGGTTTTGAAACGGATATCAGAAGAATGCTCACGGAGTTGGGTAATATGGCAGCAGCACTAGGATCTGGTCCTGGTGGATTTATTTCTATGATTACTGGCAACAGGATTGCTGGTGATAAAATTCTTGAGCATTTGGGTAGGATTGTAAACTTCCTATCTGGTGGTATTGCAGCACTTTTGGCACCTATCAAAGAGGTGATGGCAAAAGCAGTTGCTACTGTAATTAATGCACTTGTGAAGATTATTTCCAACTTCATTCCTCTGGGTGTTATTCTGACCATCCTGAGTTTCTTGGATCAGATCTTTGATATTTTTTGTGCTCCTAAACCTGCCTGGTTAGGATTAGTGCAGGGGGCGTTAGCAGATACGGCAAACTTTGCAAACTCTATTGCAACACTCGTTGTAGATAAAGTTTTTAGTGCTATTGGTGCTGCAATTTCTTCTGCTGTTGATGGTGTAACTAGTCGCATTTTGCAAGGTATTACTGCGGCAATTAATAAAATGACCAGTATTACTGGGGATATTATTGCTGCTGTTAATACTGCTCGTAATCTTGGTGAAGTTGCGGGTCGTTTAGGTCAAACTGTTAGCATGATCTTTGAGTTTGACTTTACAAACCTCGATTGGGGTAGTTTGATCTCTTTGATTCTTGCAATCCTAGGACTCTTCTTCAAGAAAGATTGCGGGAGGAAAATTAAACGACCGAAGTCTAAATCGTGGTTCCCATTGATAGGCACCACACAATGTACGAATATTGATGCTGCGGTGCAAGGCACAGAATATGCCTCACTAGTAAGTGGTGGTCAAAGAAATTCAGGCAGCTTTGGGTCTGGCGGGCAAGGGAGTTATATTGACAAGATGTTTTCTGATCTGAATCCTTATATGATGCAGACTCAGACATTCTTGAATGGTGCTAGTAAAATCTTTGATGCTACTCCTGGTAAGGAAAAGAGTATTGAAACTGGTCCTGGTGGTGTAACTGACTTTCAAGATTCCTTTGGAAATAGACACACAAACGTTCCTAACAACGATACGAAGATTGTTGCTAGAGATAAGTGTGAAACTATCAAAGGTAACTATGTGTTGACTGTTGAAGGTGACATGTATCTTAAGGTGATGGGTAATTATCACGAAGAGATTATTGGCGCTAAGAATGAAAACAAGGCAAATGGACCTCAATCCGAAGCTGAAGGATCATCGAAGGCACCAGATCTAACTAAGGCAAAGTCTGCTGATTATGCAAAGATGGGTGGATCCAGTAATACATCTAAAGCATCTACGAGCACATTTAATCTATCTAAGAATCAAGAGCGTAGATACAATTACTTTAAAGGAAACTTTAAAGATGGTTTCTACCCTGTAGATAAGATTCCATATCATCCCGATGCCGATGAGTTTGGGCGCACACCTTGGGGTCCTCAGCTGTCAACTTCATTGAAAGATGATAAGGAGCAGAAGTCTGCTCAACGGATTGAAGGTGATCATAATATTGCTTACACTGGTGACGTTACCATTCAGGGTAATAAGGTGAAGATCACTGGTATTGAATCAATCAATATCAACTCACAAACTGTCCGCACAGAAGCAAACGCTATTGAAAACGTTGCTGACGGTGAGATTAGTAACGAAGCAAACTGGATCACATCTTTCCTCAATGCTGGAAGACTAGAAATCATCGCAGTATTTAATCCATTCGCTGCATTGACTGGTAGTTTCCGTGTTGTAAAAGGCACTATTTTGGAATTGGCAACAGACTTGCCTTTCCCCGCAGTTGCACCTCCTATGATTATTAGGACTACAGTTTCTTTAAACCAACCTGGATCTATTCATGATCTCTGCCTTGGCACAACCTCAGGTATTATTAACTCCTTTATTGCATGTCCTACTGGTGTGATCACGGAGTTTACCCCCTCAGGATCGATCGTCAATCAAGTGGCATCAGGAATGGCATCCTACTCTGTGGGTGCTGGTTTCATGGCAACAGGTTGCGCCTTTGGTCCCCATCAGGTCTACGGCTTGCCATTGCTCCTGAATTGATGCTATGATATGGGGGTCCACGTCATGACCTCCCATGGAAGAAACCTATCTTGAGCACATCTGGGTTGATATCCCCCGTCGCACCGTCAAGATTCTTGACAATGAAGGATATGACGAGATCGTGCAATGGAAATTTGATGAAGAAGGTGCAGAAGGTTTCCATGAAACTCTGACCCAATTCAATGAAAATGTCCCTTCTGAATTGATTACATATGTCTAGTTTGATTACTCTTTCATCCGATGAAGTTGAAAAGAATTTTGATTTTGTTTTCTCTCTTGTTGAGAGAGGACATACAATCAGAATCCTTCACGAAGGTCATGTTGTGCTAATGACTCCTATCGCAAATCCAAGTCAGGGATCACAGATAAATATTCCAGATCCTGAAGAATTTGTGCCAGATCCAGCAATGGTCTCACAATATGTGGCAGAATCACTTAACGAGATGACCCGAGATTTCTAATGAAGAAGATCCGCATTACTCACAATTACTGCTATCTAGATGACTGTGGAATCGTGAATATGTGGTATATTATGGGACTTCCATTTACATTTGAAGAGTTGCCTGAATCAATCCAACAATTACCTGAGGTTAAACTGGATGCAGACACTTCTAAAAAATGGACAATGGAAGAAATATACAAGATAAGCGATTATCTTATTGCTGAAGAGTGTCATCCAATTTTATTTGATTTATCCTGGATGATTGAAAACTATGCCGAATGTCCTGAATAATGTTTGATCTGGGTGATTGGAAATTACAACAATATGAAATAGAAGGTAGCAAGATCTATGTCATAGATAATTTCTATGCTGACCCAGATGCAGTATATAATTATTGCATAAATCCACTTCCTGACTACTGGAAAAAATCTATATCTGGATACAATTCAGAGAAGTATGAAGATAGGAGACAAGTCAAAGACATTCCTGCACTACAAAGTATCTACGATAAGTTATCAACTATCTGTGGACAACCAGCAGAAAATAGTGTAAAATATGTCACTAACGTAACCAAGTTTATCGATCGAGAATATAATAATTACGATAAAAAATACTGGTGGCCTCATCGAGATTTTGGTTACAATGGCGTAGTTTATTTTAAAGATTCAACAGGCACAAATTTATATGCTCAGGAAAATTTAAAACCTTTACTTCCTGAGTATGTGTGCCCTTGGGTCTTTAAACGAGATTATACCTGTATACATACAACAGAAGCAAAACATAATCGATGTGTCTTGTTTGATGGTAATAAGTTTTTACATTCTATGTCTGTTGTGGATGATCGAATATTTGACAATTATCGAGTCAATCAAGTATACTTCTTTACACAAGCCTCTAAAGCATTGTGGTGATGCAGGTGTTTTGTAAGCACCAGAGCTCAGTTCGATTCTGGGTAGGGGCTTTGGTAGTTTGCGCTGGAAAGATAAACCAGAATGCCGCTACCAACTAAATCCTAGGGGAAACTCTAGGTCGGGGGATTGATCACCCTCGTATGGGAAGTCCTCTAATACTTCCCACTTGGGGAATTAGCACAGTTGGTAGTGCGCCTGATTTGCATTCAGGAGGTCAGGAGTTCGAATCTCCTATTCTCCATTCGCTATTTGCAAATAGCGAATACCATATGTATGTTTGAAGTTATCAGATCATATTCTCCTGAAGTGTCTCATATGACTTGGCAGGATGTCTTTGAAAAGTTGCAACATGATTCAGAAACTGGTGAATATTGTGTCACTCGTTTCAATACAGAGTCTGTAATTGCACAAAACGAAGACGTTACTCTGACGACTGGTGCAATGCCATCAATCGTTGCCGAGGGTGATTACCGACCAGAAAGTTTTCTTCCTGTCTGTGATCGTGTTTATGACCATATCGGATTTGATACTTTCCATACATATGTTTCCTTTGCACAATCATCTTCTAACTTTGGGGGGCATGAAGATGAAACGGATGTGCTAATTGTGCAGGGGATCGGAGTTGTTAGTTATCGTTTTGATGATGGGCAACTCCACACCCTCCTTCCTGGCGATGCCATATACATACAAGCAGGTGTATGGCATAAACCAGAAGTGCTGAGTCCTAGGTGTACACTTAGTTTCTCAGCATAACCATTCCTCCTTAGCACAGCGGTAGTTGCGTCTGACTGTTAATCAGAATGTCCCTGGTTCGATCCCAGGAGGGGGAGTTGATATATAATACAGACAAACGTGAGGTGAGTTTGTATGGGTATGTATGATACCATTTATCCAAGTTATGATTTAGGTCCTGGTGCTCTTAGCAAGGAGTTGCAGTGTAAGGATCTAGAATGCTGTATGTCTGAGTATTGGATCGATCCTGAAGGTAAGTTGTATCGGATTGATTACAGTGGCACTCAAGACATGGTAGATAACCCCGATGAAGATCGTGGCAAAATTTCTTTACCATGGACATGGATTCGTAATGGAAACCATGGTAAAATTAGACCTGTTTATCTAAGCAAGACTATTGATGTGTATCCAACTCAGTGGGACTGTAAATATGCCCCATATCCAACGTTGCGGATATGTTTCAGGCATGGTAAGATCGACTGGGTAGAAAATGTAACTTCAGAACGTCTAGGCGAAACCTACAATCCCACTACGATAGGAGCATCATTCTAATGGAGCATTTATTTGTTTTTGGATTTGTAATATTACTCACCTGGGTAATGGAAACCACTTTTCCAACAGGCACTAAAGGTATTAAGAGGTATTAAAATGAAAAAACAATTCATTGATAAGAGTGGCAACACCTGGGCGTGGGATGAGACTCCTGAAACAATTAAAGCAATTAAGCAACTTCATGAGTCAGTCAAAAAAGTAAACGAAAAGAAAAACTCATGAAAAAAATTCTCCTGGGCATTTCTGCCCTTCTGTGCCTCAATCTTCCTGTAGAGGCAAAACCAACTAAAGGTTGGTATACAATGGATGCTATGGGATGCATGATCCTTCGCGAATGCACTGAAGGCACTAAGCAAGTATTCTCAACACTTGATGTTTCTAGTGAGTATGATTCTCCAGAAAAATTTGATGTAATTACATTAGAGTTTAATTCTATGCTGTCATCTCTCAATGACATTGGAGTTAAAGTATTTCTTGCTGATGAGAAGTATTTCCCTCCTGGTCATCGTGGAGTATATCATACCGTTAGCAACAACTTTTACCTTAATAGGCGATTCATGCACCGCCCCAGTGTATTGATGAGTGTAATGCGTCATGAAGGTTGGCACGCTGCTCAGGATTGCATGGCAGGCACTATTAAGAATAGTATGATTGCTATTATCATGCCTGAGGAAGATGTCCCTTCTATCTGGCGTGAGATCACTGAAAAGACTTATCCTAAATCTGCTGTCCCATGGGAAGCAGAGGCGACCTGGGCGGGTAAGACCGAAGGCATGACCCAGAAGGCACTTGAAGCGTGTGCAAATGGAAACATGTGGGAGGTTTACAAACCCACCCCCCTTACGCTAGAATGGTTGCGTAAAAACAAATATGTCCAATGACCTACAACGCAGAAGTTCAATTCAAGTTTGACGCTACCTGGACTCCTACCTATGGATCCTCCTTCAGTGATGATGATTTCCTCCCCGAAGAGCATTTCTTGATCACTGCACCTGCTGCTGATCTCAATGCCAAACAGTATTTCAAACTGTTTGAGAAGTTTATGCTCTGTGTGGGTATGTGCCCTCAATCTATTCGCTCTGGTGCTATGTCATTGGTCTTCAATGATTACACCCTTGAAGAAGAGCAGCGTAAGATCTGCAAAGAGTATGAACTGACCATGGATGAAGATCTGGAAAAGAAATACCAGGACTTCAAACAGCGTGATGAAGAATGGGCACGACTGAAGCCTGGTCCTATGGGCACAGTTGATAATGTTGGTCGCTATTCTATCTTCACTCAATTCACTGATGATCAACTGAAAGAGATGGCAGAGTGGGGCAACCAAAAGTATTACATGGGAGATGACTGATGAAACTAATTAAACTTTCTCACCGCGAAGACTTTGGACATGAATGGTATGTCCAAGTTTTATTCACAAAGCGTTGGGCATTGCTTCAAGCATCAGTCAGTTGGAATGATTTCCCTGGTTGGCCTTATCTTCAAATCAAATCTGGAACTGGTAGTGTACTGAGCATTATGTTCTGGGCATATAAACTTGGATTTGATATTGGTATCCTTGAGCGCACATGGGATTGGGGGCGCACTGACAATTTTGATTCTGCTGATGGGGTAGCATGACACGATTGCTAAAGAATCCCGACGAGATTGTCCTTGAAGATGTGAAGATGGTCCACTATGAGACCATGGAAGAAGGACGTGCCGTGTGGTTGGGAATCTATCTCAACAATGGTAAGATGTATCACCTCAACATCGGTGGTGATAATTTGTATGTAAATTACTCATACGAGGGTAGCATCAATGATCTTCAGTAGAGCAGTGCTTGGCACAGCAAATAAGAAAACCAAGTTAAGTTGGTGGGACTATTGGATCGGTCACTGTTGGATGACTGGTTGGCAGAGTATCAAATACTCATTCCAAAACTGGGCAGACTTGATGACTGGACACTGGAAAGATTATGCCCTCATGTTCTATGATGACCCATACGAAGAGTGTAATGATTGCTTCTGGTCATACCTGGGAGAGGATGACACTTTACCAAAAGAGTTTCTGGAGCATCTACAACAAATGGTTGAGGATATTGAGACTGGTAAAGAGAAAGTCATTCCAGTGGATGAGGGTTTTATGAATCGTTTGAAGGACCTTACTAAAGATGTGGAGTTAGATGATTGACCTTCCTGTGTTCTTAAACAAGTGGATAATCGGATTAAATCCGATTAAGCATACTCCATTCTGGTATTGGTATCGTCTCATCAACCATACTGATTACAGAATGGATGATCACATAAGAGCACAAGATTTCTGGTGGAGTATCAATGGAAAAGTTTAAGACGTGGTTTGATAACTCATGGTGGTCATGGTCTAATTGTATCAACTTCAGATTTGTAGAGTATAATGATAATATGGATCGTTGTGCGTTCTTTGAAGAACTGAACAACGGTTGGTATCAAATGTATATCTACCCGTATGATGACATGTATATTCCAACCATCAGTGAGGAGAGAAAGAAATGGTTAGGTGGATTACCTCAACAATATACTTTCTATGTGTCTGAGGTAGATTACGATTACATCATGGATAAGATTGAAAATCCAGATCCACCATCAGATGCTCTCAAGAAATTGTTTGAGCGTAAGCTACCCTGGGACACCAAATGAACTGGCACACTCCTCCTTGTGGGGGGTGTGCTTTGCTCTATAATACAAAGGTAGTCAAGAGACCACATTATGTCTAGCAACTCTTCGTCTTCCTCCAGTGGTATCGGTTTCCCTGGTCTGCTGACTGTATTGTTTATCGGTCTGAAACTGACTGGTAACATTACTTGGCCGTGGGTATGGGTGCTGTCTCCTCTGTGGATTAGTTTTTCACTCTTCCTTGTGATTGCTTTTATTATTGCTATTCTTGCTGTTATTTCTGACAAATGAAACCGATTGACAAAACCCACTGGGATGATCTTTATGCTCGTCTCCACGATGCTTATGCGGAGTGTTTGAAGCATAACAATCCCACATATGAACAGAAACTGGCACAGGTTCTGGATCATATGATTGAAAACAAAAAGCATCTTTACATTCGATGACCTACACTAATCAGCAACTGATTGATGCTCTAGTCAAAGAGTATGAATGGTTATGCCATGATGACTTTGACCCCGAGAATGACCCCACACCAGAAGAATACCTTGACGCAATTAAGGATCTTCCCTATGATGATCTGGTAGAAGAGACCAGGACTGACGATACCTTCACCCTTGATCAATTCATGGAGACATGGTTATGACCTACACCATCACCAAACACATCAAAATTGAGCACGAAGAAGATGGTTGGAGTTTTGATTTCACCACTGATGAGTATGGCACTGTCAGTGTAGAGGATGGCAATGG